GCATTTTTTTTGCATAACTTTAAATGTTTAAACATTTTTTATTACATTTGTTTTATAAACCAAAAACATTATAATATGTCAGAAATCAAAGAACCTCAAGATGAACTTCGTGATGATGAACAACCACAAATGACTCCTGAAGAATATGTTCAAGCACGAGAAAAAGCTATGCAGCATTTAAAGAAAGAGATTGTTCTACTTAAAGTAGAAAAGGAATATGAAAACCTCGTAGCAGATGTAGAAGAAGCCAAAACACGTAGGATAACTATGATTGCGCAGAGAGCTAGATTCTATGCTCAAGATAATCCAGAGCCACAAGCTCAACCCGGATCAGATAGTGATATAGATAAAGTACCATCGAGTCAACCTAAACGTAAACTTAAAACCGAAGCATAATGAAACTTAAAGTATTAAGATTAGGCGATAATGGAGATACTACATTAGATGCCTTCTATATCAATGGTATTCTTAAATGTGGAGCTATTGAAGATGAAGAACGTGCTATCAAAGTAAAAGGAGAAACTAGAGTACCTAATGGTATTTATAAAGTATCTCTACGTAATGAAGGTAGTATGAATGCTAAGTATGCTGCTAAATATGGTGATATGCACAAAGGAATGTTATGTATTCATAATGCACCGGACTGGAAGTTAGTTGCTGATGGAATGACTTTTCAATACATCCTCATTCATACCGGAAACACAGATGAGCATACCATGGGCTGTTTATTGCTCAATGATATCTTAGACTTTGGTAAAGATACTGGTAGTGCTAGTGGTACTGCATATAAAAAGTATTATCCAGAAATAGCTGCAGCTTGTTTAGCTGGAGAAGAAGTTACCATTGAATACATAGATGTAGAGACTGGTAAGTAAAAACTAATTAAACCAAACCAACCAATGAGCGCAAAAGCTAACTTAGTAAAGAAACGAGTTAGGATGGGGCATAGGGACATTATTAAATATCAATTGATAACTGAGTCTTTTATCCACCGCATCCATATAACTAATTCTGAATTGGACTGTCTTGCATTATTAGGAGCATACGGTGAATATGATATGGCTGACTTCTGTAACTCTATTGTTGATGAGAAAATATTTTCTAACTCACAGACAGTACGGAACTTTTTAAATAAAGCTGAGAAGAGCAGCCTCATACTAAAGAAAACTATTAAAGGGAGTAATAGAAAGAAGGTTAAGTTAAATCCATCTTTTAATATACAAACGGCAGGTAATATAGTATTAGATTATACGATAGCGTATGTTACCAAAGAATAGTAAGCATTATATAAAACCTACGGCAGATAAGCTGGATATAAGCACAGACTTAGTTGATGATGCGGTAAGTTTTTATTATTCAGGATTAAGGAAAGTTCTGCATGAAATGAAAGGGCCTAATATTCAAGTTGAAAACTTAGGTTCTTTCAAAGTAAAGCAAAGTGAACTATCAAAGTTAACTGATAAGTTCAACAGACACCTGAACGTGCTAAAGCCAGAAACATTTAGACAAATGGCTGTAAAGAAGAACATAGAAACCAAATTAAAAAAGGTGACTAACTTGCAGAAGATCATTGATGAAGAAAAGGTTAGGAAACAAAACTTTATGAAAACCAAAAATGAGCAACGGAATGCTAAACAAAATATGGAACAACCGGAAGGCGATTCTTGAAGGAGTTAAGAACTCAGTATTCAAGAGTGAACATGTAGAGGAAATAGCCGCTGAGAGAAAGGCTATCTGTGATACATGCCCTGCGTTAGATAAAGAAGGATCTTCTTGTCTAGCACCTGGTACTCAACCCTGTTGCAGCAAATGTGGCTGCTCCCTACAATTTAAACTAAGATCCCTCTCATCCGCCTGTGGCGATGAAGAGAACCCTAAATGGCATGCTCTCCTCTCTCAGGAGGAAGAGGATGCACTTAACGAACAACTCAAAAAACCAAACCAAGATGGCAATACAATTCACAGCAGAGAATCATAAGTACGAGAGTATAGATGAAAATCCTATAGACTGGTTAAGTGTAACTAGTCTTGTCTCATTATTCAAAGAACCCTTTAATCAGCAAGAGATAGCTGAGAAATCTTCTAAGAGCCGTAATGGTAAATGGAAAGGAATGAATCCGCAAGATATCATAGATATCTGGAACAAAGAAACTAACCGTGCTACTACTCTTGGTAGTTGGTATCATGATCAACGCGAGAAAGAATTATTGATGTGTGATACTATTGAGCGGAATGGTATGGAACTCCCTATTATAAATATTATTGAGCAGGATGGTGTAAAATTTGCACCTGATCAGTCATTAGTACCTGGTATTTATCCTGAACACTTTGTTTATCTCAAGTCAGCAGGAATCTGTGGACAAGCTGATAGAGTAGAAGTATTGCAAGAAACAATAGATGTTTTTGATTATAAAACCAACAAAGAAATTAAAACAGAGAGTTATGTTAACTGGGAAGGTGTTTCTAAAAAGATGACTGGCCCTTGCGCTCACTTAGATGATTGTCACATTAATCATTACGCATTGCAACTTAGTACATATATGTACGTAATGCTAAAACATAATCATATACTAAAGCCAGGAAAAATCCAGATTCATCATATTACCTTTGAGATTGAAGCAGAAGATGAGTATGGATATCCTATTGTAGCTGTGGATCAATTAGGAGATCCTATTGTAAAAGAGGTAGTTCCTTATGATTTACCTTATTTAAAAAAAGAAGTTCAGGATATGATTAACTATGTAAAGATGAATCCTGATGTAATTAAAAAGAGAAAACATGATTAGATTATTTGAAATACAAAATAAGGTAGTTATACCTACGGAGCATTGTTACGTAATTAAATACTTAAAAGATATAATGGAAACTTATCCTGATGATTATTTGCAGGTATACCAGTTTCTATTTTATATGAAATGTCCGGGACCAGACAATCCATACTTCAACATAAAAGATGTGGATGTAGAGGAGTTAATTATTCATGATCTTGATGGTCTAAAGTTTAATCCAGAAGAGGATATGATTATCGAAGCTTTAAAGAAAACAGAAGATCTTTATGAAACACCTACTGTTAGAGCACATAAAGGTATAAAGACCGCTATGGATAACATTGCTGTTTATCTAGGCACGCATTCAATCACAGATGGCAAGGATGGTAATATAGGTCAGGTAAGATCTATGGCAAAAGATTTTGATAATATAAGAAAGTCCTACAAAGGTGTTGCTAAAGATGTAGAAGAAGAACAGAAAGCTCTTCATGTTAGAGGAGATCAGAATCTAGCATATGATCAAGAGTAAGCCATATCTGGAAGTACCGGCTTGGGAAAATGATGTATGGTCTACTACTGCATTTGATACCCGCGAAGAATTTACCACTTATATTGAAGGACAATTTAAAGAGCCTGGTAAATATAATTTTGATGAAACATCTTTTAAGTTCAATGAACAGAAACGCCTATTTAGACAACAAGGAGATATTTATACAATAGCTCCATTTCGGAGTAGAGATTATGTTATCTATTGGGATTTTGAAAAGCTTAAATGCTGTAATGGTGTTATTTATAAAAACGGTAATAAAGAATGGTACTTACCACGAGATTACTATATGTGGATTAACTTTCTACCTATCTTTGATAAGATAAAAAATGACTTTGATTTTGCTGAAGTCTGGGATGTTCAACTCCATATCGCTCTTTATGAGTTAAAAGCAGAACTTCATTACAACCATGCCTCTATATTTAAGAAAAGACAGATAGCTTCTTCCTACTTCCATGCAGCTAAGTTTATAAATCAGTTATGGTTTGAAAAAGGAATCACATTAAAGATTGGTGCTTCTGAAGGTAGGCATATTGATGAGGATGGCACCTGGGCTTTCTTTGAAGAGTATAAAGATTTTTTGAATGCTAATACCGGTTGGTACCGTCCAATGCAACCAGACAAAGTTAAGAACTGGCAACAAAAGATTGAGGTTACCAAGAATGGTAGAAAAAAGAATGTGGGTAACAAAGGTAAGCTTTTAGGGATGTCTTTTGAAAAGTCAGCTACAAAAGGAGTAGGGGGACCGTGTAGAATGTTCTTCTATGAAGAGGCAGGAATTGCACCGACACTTGATCAGACCTTTGAGTTTATTCGTCCAGCACTTAATGCCGGAGAAATCACTACAGGATTATTTATTGCTGCAGGATCAGTAGGTAAACTAAAGGATTGTGAACCACTTAAAGAACTTACCTTGCATCCAGTACCTAATGGTATTGAACCAGTTACTAGTAACTTATTGGATGAAACAGGAACTATAGGAGAGACTGGATTATTTATTCCGGAACAATGGGGTATGCCTCCTTACATAGATCAGTTTGGTAATTCAGAACCTGAAAAGGCATTGGCATCTCTTAACAAGACCTTTGAGAAGTGGAAGAAAGAATTAAAACCAGAGTTGTATCAGTTAAGAATATCCCAGCACCCAAGAAATATTAAAGAAGGTTTTGCTTACCGAGATGTATCTAAGTTTCCTCTAAATCTTGTAGGGGATCAGAAAAGAAAGATTGACGAGAATGAATATCCATATGAGTTTATAGACTTGAAAGAAGATTTAGAAGGGGTTTTGGTTGTAAAGAAAAGTACACATCTGCCTATTACGGAATTTCCTGTAAGTCCTAAGCTTGAAGATAAAACAGGATGTATTGTTGTTTGGGAAAGACCTGAAGAAAAACCAGCATGGGGAACTTACTACGCATCTATAGATCCAGTATCTGAAGGTAAAACTATTACCTCTGAATCATTATGTTCTATTTATGTTTATAAGAATCCTATTGAGGTAACTAGACTTACTCAACATGGTACAGAGAACTTTATTGAAGGAGATAAGATTGTTGCTGCTTGGTGTGGACGTTTTGATGATTTGAATGAAACGCATCTTAAGCTCCGTTTACTGATTGAGTGGTACAATGCTTGGACACTTATTGAGAATAACATCTCAATGTTCATTCAGTATATGATTAGTGAGAAAAAACAAAAGTATTTAATCCCTAAGAATCAGGTAGTATTCTTAAAAGAACTTCAGGCTAATTTATCTTCTTATCAAGATTTTGGTTGGAGAAATGTTGGAACTATATTTAAAACCCATTTGCTTAATTATTTAATAGAGTGGATTAGTGAGGTAATTAATACAGAAACTGATGATGATGGGACTATTACGAAGAAGATTTATGGTATCAGCAGAATACCTGATAGAATGGCTATGCTTGAAATGGAAGCCTACCGCGATGGAGTCAATGTGGATAGGTTGGTAAGCTTAGCTTCTTTGATTGCCTTTGCCAAAATACAACAAGCAAACCGTGGATACATGAAGCGGATTGAAAATGAGACGGGAAAAGACTTGGAAAAGTCCCCTGATTTGTTTAAATTAAAGAGTAGCCCTTTTCGTAATTTAGGCAAAAAGAGATTACCTGGAGCTAGTAAAATGAAAAGGTCACCATATAAACGCTTACGCTGATGAAAGTATTAAACGCAATGCAATTAAAGAATGGAGCTAAGGTAGAGCAAAACCGGTTCCAAAGTATTACACAACCTGTGCAGTTTCTTTCTTATAAAGAGAAAGATGAAGATTGGGCAGCTTGGAATATGGATTGGCTAGAATGGCAAGGAATAAAACAACTCCGTGTTAATTCCAGGCGCTTGATGAAGAATTATAAACTTGCTGAAGGAATTATTGATAAGACTGATTACATTGTTGAAGATAATAATGAGTTAAGAGACTTGGTAGATATTCTAGCTAGTGAAGAGGAAAGCGCATTAGAACTAAAGTTTTATCCAATCATTCCAAATGTGATTAATGTTCTTGTGGCAGAGTTTGCAAAACGTAATACAAGAGTTAGCTTTAGAGCTACCGATGAATATACTTTTAATGAGATATTAGATAGAAAACGCGGTGAGGTTGAGAATGTTTTAGTTAAGCAAGCTGAAGCAAAGCTAGTAGCAAAGATGCTAGCATCTGGAGCAGATCCAGAAGATCCTGAAATACAACAACAATTACAAGAACAACTTTCTATAGATAATCTCAAAACACTTCCTGAGCTAGAAGAATTTTATAGCAAGGAATATGAAGTGATAGCTGAAAAATGGGCAACTAAACAGCTGAACATTGATGAGGAACGTTTCCATATGGATGAGCTTGAAGAAAGAGCTTTTAAAGACATGCTTACTACAGACCGTGAGTTTTGGCATTTTAAAATGTATGAAGATGATTATGATGTAGAACTTTGGAATCCAGTACTCACTTTCTATCACAAATCCCCAGATGTAAGATACATTTCAGAAGGGAATTGGGTTGGTAAGATTGAGATGATGACTGGAGCTGATGTTATTGATAAGTTTGGTTGGTGCATGACAGAGGAGCAAACGATGTCTATTGAGAATCACTATCCAATTAGATCTGCTATTTATCCTATGACAGGGCTTCAGAATGATGGATCTTTCTATGATGCAACTAAGAGTCATGCTTGGAATGTACAAGGTCCATCATTAGCGATGCGTCAATATACATCCATGAGAGATAATTTTGTATTTAATGGTAATGACATTGTTGAATGGGTATTGGGTGAATCAGAAGATTGGCAACAAGATGGTGCTGTTAATATGCTTCGTGTTACACAAGGGTATTGGAAGTCACAACGAAAACTAGGACATCTGACAAAGATTTCTGAGAATGGCGATGTGATCAGCGAGATCATTGATGAGACTTACAAAATAACAGATAAGCCTCAGTACAATAACTCTTTAATTAAAAACAAAAACAAAACAACATTAGTCTTTGGAGAGCATATAGAATGGCTCTGGATTAATCAAACATGGGGTGGTATCAAAATAGGTCCAAATCAACCTACCTTTGCGGGAGGTAATAACAATGGAGGTGGTATTAATCCTATCTATTTAGGTGTTAATCAGAATACAATCAAACCAATGAAGTTTCAATTTAAAGGTGAGACTACGCTTTACGGTTGTAAACTACCGGTAGAAGGTAGAGTATTCTCTGACCGTAACGTTAAATCTACAGCACTTGTTGACTTAATGAAGCCATTTCAGATTGGGTATAACTTAACCAATAATCAAATAGCTGACATCCTGATTGATGAATTAGGAACAGTAATCCTTTTAGATCAAAACGCATTACCACAACATTCACTAGGTGAGGATTGGGGTAAAGGTAATTACGCTAATGCTTTTGTTGCTATGAAAGATTTCCAAATACTCCCTTTAGATACAAGCCTTTCTAATACAGAGAATGCCTTGAACTTCAATCACTTTCAGCAGTTGGATTTATCTCAGACAAATAGATTAATGAGTAGGGTTCAATTAGCTAATCACTTTAAGCAAGAAGCTTTTGCAGTAGTAGGAGTTACGCCTCAGAGAATGGGACAACAGATTGGGCAAACTAATACAGCAACAGGTATTGAACAAGCTGTAGCAGGATCGTACGCACAGACAGAGATGTACTTTGTTCAGCATTCCGATCATCTTATGCCCAGAGTCCATCAAATGCGAACAGATTTAGCTCAGTTCTATCAATCAACAAATCCTTCAATAAGGCTACAACATATGACATCTAATGATGAACGTGTTAACTTTGAGATTAATGGTAAAGATCTAATGATGCGAGACATTAATGTGTATTGTACAACTAAAGCAGCACACAGAGATGTATTAGATAAACTGAAGAATATGGCTATGCAAAATAATACTACTGGAGCATCTATATATGATCTTGGAGAGATGATGCAAGCAGATTCATTAGGTACATTGAATACAGCACTCAAAGCTTCTGAAGACAAGCAAACAAAACAACGCCAGGAAGATATGGCGCATCAAGAAAAACTCAAGCAAATGGAAGTTGACAAAGCAATCCAAGAAAAGAAAATGGAGCTTGATCAAGAAACTATGGAAGCTGAAAAAGATAGACGTAAAGATATTTTGGTTGCTGAGATTAGAGCTTCTGGGTTTGGTGCTATGCAAGATATTAATGAGAATAAGCAAAGCGACTTTATTGATGCTATGGATAATATTAAACAAACAGCTG